CTGAAAACCTACTGAAGGAATTAGCTGATCTTGTCTACGTAACATACGGTTTCGCAGCCACATTCGGCTGGGATTTAGACGAAGCAGTTCGTCGTGTCCACGCATCCAACATGAGCAAGTTGGGTAGCGATGGGCAACCAATCTATCGAGAAGACGGAAAGGTACTAAAGGGGCCACACTACGCAGCCCCTGACTTAAAAGATTTAGTTTGAGGAGCAAATCAATGATAAAAAACGAATACGGACCAACCCTATCAATTTCTGAGGAAATTCATGCCCAGAAGTACAGGTCTGAGGGGGAAACTTTCCGCGAGGCTATGACACGTGTAGCCGAAGCACTGAAAGATAATGAATCTCATTTCAATAACTTTCGAAATATTCTATATAACCAGCGTTTCCTGCCAGCGGGTCGAGTACAGTCTGCTATGGGCGCACCCCGCCGCGTAACTCCATATAACTGCTTCGTTTCTATGACTATCGAGGACAGTATGGAAGGTATCATGCAAGCCGCACGTAACGCAGCCAAGACTATGCAGCTTGGTGGCGGTATTGGCTATGACTTCAGTACTCTACGTCCACGTGGCGCACTCATACGCAGCCTAGACAGCCGCTCCAGTGGCCCAATGAGCTTTATGGGCATCTTCGACGCAATCTGTAAGACAATTAGCTCTGCAGGACACCGTAGAGGCGCACAGATGGGTGTCCTACGTGTAGACCATCCAGATATTGAGCAGTTTATTCGCGCAAAGAACAACAGCACTGAGCTTACGCAGTTTAACATCTCAGTTGGCGTGACAGATGCGTTTATGAAGGCAGTCAAAGAGGATGCTGACTTTGATCTAGTCTTTGAAGGCCGTGTCTATAAGACAGTTTCTGCACGTGCATTGTGGGATGACATTCTACGTAGTACGTGGGACTGGGCAGAACCGGGAATCCTGTTTATTGACCGTATTAATCGCAAGAACAACCTACACTACTGTGAGAAGATTGCCGCTACAAACCCATGCGGTGAGCAACCTCTACCGCCAAACGGTGCGTGTCTACTAGGCTCATTTAATTTGGCTAAATACATAGTAGAGCATGACGGCAAGTATGTGTTCAATATGAACCAGCTACGTAACGACATCCCTCACGTAGTACGTGCAATGGACAATGTAGTAGACCGTGCAACATATCCGCTGCCAGAGCAAGAGCAGGAAGCTAAAAGCAAACGCCGTATGGGGCTGGGAGTTACTGGCGTAGCTAATGCCATTGAGGCATTGGGCTTTGAGTACGGCAGTGAGCCTTTCCTACGTACCCTAGAAGAGATTATGGGGGTTATTAGGAATGTGGCGTATCGTACTTCTGTGGAATTGGCTATTGAGAAGGGTCCGTTTCCTCTATTTACTCAGGCATATCTTGGCTCTGAGTTTGCTACTACTCTGCCTCACGATATTCGTGATCTCATTAGCCAGCACGGTATTCGTAACAGTCATCTTCTTTCTGTTGCTCCGACAGGAACTATCAGCCTGTCAGCCGACAACGTATCCTCTGGGATTGAACCAGTCTTCTCACATTACTACGATAGAACTATCCAGACCTTCGACGGCCCTAAAGTAGAGCGGGTTGAAGATTATGGCTATCGTGTGTTTGGCGTGAAGGGCAAGACAGCCGACGAGCTATCAGTGTTTGACCACGTTAAAGTTCTTAACGTAGCCTCTCGCTATGTAGACAGTGCCTGTTCTAAGACCTGCAACGTAGGAGACAACATCTCTTGGGAAGAGTTCAAGGATGTCTACATGAAAGCCTACGAAGGTGGGTCGTCTGGATGTACAACTTTCAGAGCTTCAGGTAAGCGGTATGGTATCCTGAATGCAGCCGCTTCAGAGGATATTGCCGAAGAGCCACAGACTGAAGAAGACAACTTCATTGAAGAGGGTGGGGCGTGTTATTTTGACGTAGCCACTGGCCTGAGAAAATGTGAATAAGCAATAAAATAGCCCACAGATCGCTTGACCTATGGGCTTATTTTTTGTTAAAATACTAGCGAATGAGGTCGAGATTGGTCCACCTTGTTCGTTGGTTGAGACCCCTGCCAGAGATGGTGGGGGTTTCTTTATTTAAGGAAACAAATCCATCATCTGATCATCCACTGTCACCGTAGGACGTTCATCCTGTTGAGTTGCTTCGCTCAAGGCAGAGGACGTTGCTATAGGTGCTTCCGATGCTCTATTCACAATTCCTCTGCCTGTCGCCGTAGCTGCTCCTACAGTTACGTCCTTGGCGAGTTTACCAGCTTTCTGCGTCTTGCTGAGACCTTTAAACTCAGAACCATACTTGATCATAAACTCTTTGACACTGTCCAAGGCACCGCGTCTAATATCTGGATTATCTTGGATGGCACCTTTCAGTACTCTTGGTTGGAGCATAAGGATTTTCATCTGCTCCAGTTTGTTCCCCATTGGCAGTCCAGCTACGAGTTTCTTGAATGCAGCCGAACCGATAGCCGCCGCCTGTAGCTGTGAGCCTTCGCCCATACCAAACATAGCACCGAAGTTAGCACCGAAGATACGGGCTGTGTTACTGACTATGTCACTGGCTGGCTTGACTACTTCATTAAACTGGGCAGGGGTCATTGTGCTACGTTGAATACGTAAGCCCTCTTGAATTAGCTGACCAATGTTGCTGATGTCTTCAGAGCCAATTACGCCTTGCTGCTCCATAATCTCTAAGATGCTGAGGTCGTCGGCCCGTCCACTCAGTGGTCGAGTAAGCTCAGTAGTTAGCTTGAAGAAGTCTGGGTTATCATTAGCATCTCTAGCACCCTCAAATAGTGTGTCGATGGTAGCCATGCGCAAGTCTCTGAGCGCATTCTGATCACCCATAGCCTCGTTAGCTAACTTAACGTAATCGTCTACGGGCTTGTTGGAGTTGAGTACCTTACCTATAGCTTCTGGTAACTTACCAGTCTCTGCTATCGCGCTAAACTGCTTAAATATTTCGTCTGCAGTTCTCTGCGCATCTAGTAGGCTAGTGAGTTCCGCTCTAAAATTAGGGAAACCCTCTAGCGCGTCTGCATTCTCAGTAGCAGACATAAAGTTCTCTAGTTTAGCTGTGTCAATAGTTCCGTCTGTATTACGCAGTCTAGTGACCGCACCTCGTAAGAACTGTTCCTGAGCATTAGACATACGAGGGGCAAGCTCTACAGGAGTAGTGTCATCAGGGAATGCTACTGACGTAGTATCACCGCCCTCATTTAGCTGGAAGTCGTCTACTGGTTCAGCTTCTGGTGAGGGAGCTTTGGGATCGAAGTATTCTTCTCCCTGTGGACCACGATACTGGTCGAATGCTTGCGCCCTGCGTCTGGCCTCTTCTGCCAAATCCATTCTACCATCAGCTTCCATCTTATTAGCAAATCGGAATAGCAGTTCAGCCGCCTGTTGTGCCTGACTTAGTTCACCCTCTGCAGGACGATCAGTTGGACTCATTCTCTGAGGATCGGGCGTAGTCTTCGTAGAGGGTAGGGTGGTGCTTGGGGCAGTAAGCTCCGCTGGCATGGTAATGTCATTAGGCTCCGCGCCAATACCCCTAGCAAACTTATCGAACTCTGCCTGAAGTTCCCGCTCCTTTAGGTCATTGACCCGTGGCCCCATAGTGTCTGAAAACTCTGTAGCTCCACGCATTTCAGATAAGTTCTGTGCGCGATTAATTGGAGTACCAGCTAGAGCGTTTTCTAGTACTTGTTCAGGACGCATAGCAGTGCCACCTGTACCTACGGTACTAAGGGCATCCATATTGAAGTAGCGAGTAAAGCGTTCATGCTTTAGACTGCTAAATTTACGTGCAGTTTCTACAGCTTCACCACCAATTTCGTAGGGGATAGCATTTAGTGAGTCTACGGAAGCATTGGCAAGCTCGTCAAAGATACCCGCTCTGGTAAACTCAGACTTATCAGCCGCTTCTCTGGCAGCTTCCAGCATACGAGACCTAAATCTACGAACTTCTGCCACTGATAACGTACCCTCACGGGCCTTCATGGCAAAATTATTAATTGCAGCGTCTAGTTGCCCACCGCCAGCGATAGTCTCGCCGTCTAGAAGCCGCGTCCTGCGCATCTCTGAGATTGTTCGATCTACATTAGAGGCATCTACTTGTAGGCCGTCATCAATACGTCCATACAAGTAATCTTCCATTTCAATGATATTTGCTCTAGCCTCGAATAGAGTTTGCTGGGCGACTTTAGAAGCCTCAGTCTGGCGCATATCAGGTGATAGATTTGTTAACCTAGCATTTGCCTCGTCTTGTGCCAATTTGATACGTGTGTCTAATATGTTTTGGAAGTAGCGTTCACGTAGAGTATCGGCTGCGAACTGGTTACCTGCTCTGGCAAGACGCTCAGATGTAGCCAAAATTTGGGAAAGTGCTGTATTAACCTCTTCGGCTACTGCAGCGGAAAAGTTTATACCTTTATCAGAGCTACCACTAATTAGTCCGTTCTGTATAGCTACTAGTGTAGGGTTATCGGTAAGAGTACCAGCGGGTAGGTTTACTCCGTCTACTGGGCTGGCATCTCCCAGCGCAAGAGAGGTCTCTAGGTCTTGGATAATACGCTCTGGAGTGTGTGCATCAGCCGCCTCAGTAAGACGATCTGCTAGGGTAGTATCCCCCGCGTCAGTAGCCGCCTTAGCTTGATCTAGGAGTATCTTACGCTGTTGCTGTGCAGCTAGTAGTATGTCATTGACGGCACCCTTACGAGCGGCCCCATCGCTGAAGCCAGCGACTAAGTCTTCTAGGGTCTTACTGGTAGCGTCTGCAATTCCACCAACTCTAGAAGTGGCAGAGGCAGCATTACCGCCTACTAACGCACCTAAGAACTCTGCTCCCATTTGCGCCCAAGGGTTATCTCCCAGACCAGCCTTCTCAATAAACGCAGTCAGTCCAGCCGCACCCGCTGTGGCACCGCCTTCAATATTACGAAAGCGAGTAGGGTTCTGTGCAGCTTCTTTTATAAGTGGATTAGTAAGGCCAATACCTGCCTTAGCAGTCTTTAAAATAGCAAAGGCTGGAACAAGGTTTTCAGTGACTACACGACTAACGCCAAACTGTGCGCGGTATTCTTCTGGCACATTCTCCCTAGTGACGTAGGTATTCTCGCCAAGAACCGCATTACCTATATTTCTTATATTTTGACTACTGCCCAGAGGCGCGGGATTACCTCCTACTACAAAGTCTTTTGGGTCTGTGCTTAGATAAAACTCTGGGTCATAATTAGGGGAGTTGGGATCGTCCACGCCTTCGGGAGCATTAATGCTAGCCAGCTTGTTTACTCCCTGTCGGAATAAACTCTCACCAGACGTTAACCCCATGTTAACTAAATCGACGGGTAGGCCAAGAAGGTTTGTAGCTGCAGTACCAACACCCTTAACACCAGCCTTAACGCCGCTATCAATGCTAGTATCAATAGTATTACCAGACATAATGAAGTCTAGTAGGGCAGTAGGCGGGACACCATCTTGAATAGCTGGGGCCAAGTCGAATGGCTTACCATCCATGTTAAAGGCAGTACCAGCCTGACTGACGATGTCATTGAAAATAGCTTCGTCGCTCTCTCCAGAGTTACGCCGCTGTTGGATTTTGGCTAGGTCTAACTCTCCAGAAGTCTGTTGCTCTTCTACAGGCTCGTCACCAAACGGATTTTCATCTACCGCTTCATCGCCAAATGGATTTACATCAGCCATATTACTTACCTTTTTTAATGTAGGTTTTGCCTTGGTAGATATACTTCTCGCCAGCCTTTATCTGGGCATACTTTGGATCATCTGTGCCAGTTACAACGGGTAGGCTGGAAGTATTTGTACTATCAGAAGAACCTGCATTAGACTTAAAGACGCTGTCTGTAACACCCTTACTATCGCTTTCCTGCTTACCCTCAATGGACTTAATCAATTGATCATATAATTTAGAAAGTGGAGTAATGGCTCGTATAGCTACGTTAGCTTTACTCTCAGCGGCAGTGTTAATGTTACCTTTGTTACCAACACTGTCTATGATATTCTTTTGGTTAATTATAGATTGGTCTAGCAGGTCTTTAATGGCCTTCATATCCCGTAGAGCGTCTGGTTTACTGTACCAGAATTGTTGAGATTTTGGTAACAGGTCTTCAATCTCTGCTTTTAGCTGTACACTGTCTCGTAGCCCGGGAAATGCAGAGATGATGTTAAACTTAGTTACCTTAACCAGAGAATCTAAGGTTGTAGCCGCATCTGCAGTATCAGGAGCCATTGTCTGGTTAAAGATACCAGAAAATTTGTTACCTATTTTACCAAAGAAACCTTCAGGGCCAAATGCGGCCTGAATATTTTCTAAATCTTCAATACTGCCTGAGAAACCAGAGGCTTTTAATGCCTCTTCCATCTCAAGTTTTGCAGCCTCTAAGTTGGCTTTTTCTTCTTCAGTAAGGGTAGACTCCACAATCCTAGAAGTTGCATCCTCAACAGTCTCAGTACCCCCGATTTCACTCTGTTGGTTTGTGGCTGTATCGACGATGACTGGTCTGCCGAAGCCATCACTAGTCACCTTAATAGTACCATTGACGATACCCAAGGCACGTTGACGGTCAATACCGCTCTCCACTAGTGCCTCTACCTTAGCCGCATCGTCCATGCCAGCTACAGTATTTAGAGAGCCTTCAATGATTGGCTTGGTAGTATTAAACCACTCAGTAGCCTCTTTGCGCTCTGCTTCGTCGTCAGATAGCAGCATAGAACCAAACTTAATTAGGTCTGCAGTGTAGTTTGCGGATGTGTAGCTTTGCTGCTTATCCTTGACTGCCTTACTCTGCTCTTCCCAATTACGCTCAAATTCAGCTAGCTTGTTGCGGTAGTCTTCGCCTTGTAGATCAGAGACACCTTCTTCTTCCATGAAGCTCTGTAGAGCGGCCTGTTTAGCCGTAAGCATCTGACCGTGGTTAGCTGGCTTGACTGGACTGTAACCGTCCTCTGTATATTTTTTAAACTGCTCTTGAGTAGTTGCCTCTACTTCGGAACCATTTAAGTACAGTGTCTGCTTAACGTAGTCTGGTTGTTCTGCAGGTTTAATTACAGACCATTCATCGTTAATAGCCTCTTGTTCTTCGGCTTTAGATTTAACAGTCCACTCCGCACCATCTTTATAGAGTGTACGTGAGTATTTTTCTGTAGCCGCTGGTTTAATAGGAGAGAAGTTAGCTTTTATAGCCTCATCATAATCTTCTTGGTTGAATACCTCTTGGGACTCTCCTGCAGCATTGTACAGCATACGCGGTTTAAAGTCTTCAGGCTCCGCAGGTTCTACAGGAGACCATTCATCCTTAATAGCCTGTTCATAAGTAGCTTTATCATAGATAGGCCACTTCGCACCATCTTTGTACACAGTACGAGTTGGGAAGTCTGCAGGGTCTGCAGGTTGAATACTATCAAAACCCTGCTTGCGTAATTGAGCTTCTTCCACAGCATCTCTAGGAGTAGTCTTACGTCCATCTGGGTGAAACATCTCTACACTTATGTAATCAGCTTCACCGAAGGATGCTAGTCTGCGATCTAAATCTGCACGGCGTTCTGCAGTAATTGATTGATCAGAAAGCTCATAACGAACTTCATCAATATCCATCTCTAGTACGTTCTTACCTCTAGACTGACCAAACTCAATACGGCCTTCAGAAGAAAGATTATTGATACGCGCACTCTCAGCCTCAAACGGGCCATCGCCTTGGCGTAGCTGCCCTAGATCATTCATTTGCTGATCGATGTCTGCCTGTGGCGTACCCTCTACGTAACTAGAAGACTGCTTCATAATAGCGTCTAGGTCTGCAAACCCAGTAATTCCTAGGTTAGTGACCACACTACGGACGGCATTCTTATTGTCCTCGGTTACATCATAACCCTTAACAGTCAAATAGCCGTTAACCAGACGCTCCTGAGCCTGTACCTTTTTATCTTCTTCGCGCTGCGCCTTGGCAATTGAACGGGCATTGGCGCGGGCCTCTCGCCGCTTCTCCAATTCCTCTTGGCGTTTGGCCTCGTCCTGTCTACGTATACCAGCGGCTATTTGGTCGGCAAAACCTGAGAAGTAGTCCCGTGGCTCCTTGTAATTACCAGCGGCAATATTGGCACGTACTTTTGCAGCCTCACTACGAAAGCTCATCTTCAGGCTCCTCTTCTGTTACTTCGCCTAGCATAGCCGCTTGCTCTTCAGGACTAGCCACCATGTCGCTTGGTTCAGGCATTGACATGAGACCTCGGTTAGCGGCCTCCTGCACCATAGATTGTTCTATATCACCAGTCGCCTGTTCCTCTGGATCATCAATAGACATTCCAAGAGAAATCTTGAGTAGGGTAGGTGTAATTGCTACGCGGTCCTTGTCCTCAATACCCATCTCATACTTGATGTCTACGTCCTTAGCGGAAATCTCAATGTAACGGGCTAGGGGGCCAGCGCAGAGTATGGCTAGGTCTATGCCTATCTTACCCTTGCTCACGGCCTGTAGGAGTATGGTAGTTACAATAGTAGTGATGTGAGCGTCTATGCCCAGCATAGCGAAGACCAGTTCCTTCTTCTCTGGCTCATCAATTTTATCAATCAAGTAGCTGACTGCTTCGTCATAATCTACAATATCTGGTGGTCGGTGCCACGCATAGTTGCGGGTGTCTGACAAATAGTTTGCACCGGGAATTGGAGCATTAAGCCTCATCTTCTAACTCCTCTTCCTTCTCAATTGTACTGTCAGTCTTCTCGTCTAGAAGTTCTTCTTCTAAGTCGTCAAAGTACTCAGGGGTAAAAAACACGCCGTCTGGCTTCAGGGCTGCAGTATCCTTGAGCAATTTGCCCTTCAGAAACTGCTTGATAGATTTCTTTACTGCATCATCAAACGTCATTGCTTATCATCCCGTAATTAACCATGAGGTATCCATGTTCACCTTCTATGACGGCCTCTGGGTGGGTTTTCTGTACTTCTTGGGCTAGTACGCCGAATGTCGGGTATTTATCTGCGCCAATGCGCTTACCTTCTTCATTCCAGTCCCAAGTGTAGAAGTTAACACCCTTCAACGTATCGTAGTGCTGGATGTTCTCTTTCAGGCGTACATCAGATAGACCCTTCAGGAAGTCCACAGCCCACTTAGAACCTGAGCTAGAGCCTAGGAATGCGCCACCAATTGTCAGTAGCCCTTCCATAAATCCGCTACCGCCCTTCTGCCCAGACTGCGCTTGCATCTGCGCAATCAGTAGACGTAGCTCACGCTCTTGGTCGTTGTCCGTTGTCTTCCAAATGTAGTCTAGGAGGTTGTCTGCGTAGTCCCACAACTCGGCTTGCTGCTCTGAGGTGAGGTCTAGGGCAGACTTAACGTCAGTAGTGTATGCATCGAACTCCGCTTGGAAGGTGGTAGTCTCCACAGTCTGTCGCCATTTAGCATTTGCCAAGTCTATCTGGTACTGCATCTCAGCTACAAACTTTTGACGGTCATTGCGGATGTCTGCGTTAAACTGTGCAGCGTCATTAATCTCGCCAGCATTGAACTTCAGTAGTGCGTTGATCTCAGAGGTATTGTGCCGCTGAATATTCACAGCCAGTTCATCATAGAACTTCTGCATATCGTTGGCGACTTCTGCGCCGAACCTACGAGCTACGTTGGTAGCATTAGTGTTATCAAACAATGCCTGAACGAGTGCTTGCTTGTTAATTACTTCTGCCTGTTGCTCATTAGACAGGTTGGTCAGGTCCATCTCTAGGAAAGCCTTGGCATTCTGCACGGCTGCTTGAGAGCGTACATCCAAGTTAGCCAACTCAATCTGTGACAAGACCTTGGCCTTATTGATAATGGCTTCCTGCTTATTGTTCAGGTTCTCTACAGTCAGTGTCTGGAAGAAGGTGGCTTCCTTCTCAGCTACTCCCATCATAGATTCCATAATAGCATTAGACATTGCAGCGGTTGCCGCCGTACCTGAGATACCGTTGAAGCTAATGGAACGCATGACATCGCGGTTAACTGCTTGCGCCCAAGGTGGGATAATTGGATTACCGTTAGCGTCTTTAAATTCAGCCGCAATAGTCTTCATCTGCCAGACTATGGATGTCTTGGCATCTACAAACTCTTTACCTTCGCGTACCAGCTTATCAGCCAGTAGCTTACCTGCAGTAGTACTGGTGTCGATGACTTTGGAGAGGTCTACGTTAGCCCAGTCATTGAGTGCAATACCCAGTTCGTTGGCAGTGCCATCTGCATTAACGCCAGTAGCGGCACCAGTAACGTCAATAGTGTACTTATCCGCGTCTACTAAGTTCTCATCTCTGATTTCGCCTGTGACTGGGTCCACCATCTCATTGTCTGTGAGATTAGCCATTTCTGGATCGTAGGTAGTACCAGTCTTATCCTCTACATCGTCTACAGTCGCTATGTCTTCGTTGGCTACGGTATTAGGGTCGTAGCCCTCATTATCACCGAGCGAGTAGTTAGGGTCATTAGGATCAATGTTCGTACCCTCAGCGTCAGCGTCTAGGGTAGGGATCAAGTCAGACAACTTCATTCCACGGTCTTCGAGGAACTTCATAGGGTCTGCGATGATGGCGTTTGCTTCTGCAGCATTTGTCACAAGACCTGCAGCCTTAGCCATCTCCACAATCTGATCTATGTTAGTAGTATCCCCAGAGCCGCCATCTGACGGCTGTGAGTTGTCCTGCTCTTCCTGTAGAATGCGGTCTGCATCGTCGTCATTACCCTGCGCACGTTGCTCTGCAGCCATGATCTTGTATTTACTGGTGGACTGGTCGTAGCCTTCCATACCGGGAAATAGTCCATTGGCATCCTCTTTCAGAGAATCCATGACCTTCTGCTCACCGTTAATATCTACGACTTTGACTTCGTAGGGCAGTCCCAAGAAGTTATATGAGTAGGACATCTCCCCGTTATTGTAGACTTGGCGACCATCTACTACGGAACCTTTCTTAATGTCTTCCTCTGGGTCTAGGTTGTTTGCCCATCCAGAGATTGTACCAATGATACCTACTGGCGAGGCAAATCCTAGAAGTTTAGAAATACCAGATGGAGCCGAACCCGCTGGTACAAAGTCTTCATTTGTACCGCTGGATGTTATGTTCTCAGAATTAGTACTCTCACTATTAGCCGAACCTGAGTAGACGGCCTTGCCAGAGTTATCACTCCCATAACCGCCAGAGCTGTTTTTTTCAACTACTTTACCAGCATTACTACCTGAGTCGTAGGTAAGTGTACCGCCTACGTATGAAGCACCATCATTAGGGGTAAACGTATTAGCTACGCTCTCAGTAAAGCTATTGCCACCGCCAAATGTATCTGACCAAAAGCCCATTATAGTTTACCCTTCTCTGTTTCACACGCACGAATACGGTCCCGCAACTTTGCGTAGTCTGCTATTGCCATTGGGATTGTCGTGTAGTCTTCAGGTAACGCATCTAGCTCAGTGGCTAACTCTTCGTTCCATTCTGTTGAGTATTGTGAGATTGGTGGACAATAAACGTCCAGCTTGGTCCTATAGACCGCTCCCGCGCAACCTGTCAGTGAGAGACTTACGATCATCAATATTATCGTCTTCATGCTCTGCCATCGCTTTGTAAAAATCAGTCGCCTTTTTTTGCGCCTGTAGATCGTCCTTCAGGACTTTATTCTTCTCATTAGCTGCCCCACGCACCTTGCCCATTACGTAAATAATAGGCAGGGCTAGGGCCAATGCGCCAATGATGTAACTCTTAATCTTGCCGAAGATAAACATCAGTGGATACCTTCTTTATTGTCCTTGTATCGAGCGTATGCTGCCAAGGCGATGCCGCCGATAGCACAGATTAAGAAGATGGTTTTGAGGCTGTCTGCGTAGGGAACTAGCCCCTGTAGCTCACCTGCTACCTCATTAAGACCCGTAGCCGCACCCGCAAGTCCTACACCTGCCATAGTCTTAGACTTGGTTAGGGGCTTGGGATGCTCTGCCGTAGGCTTCTGGGGCATCTCAGGACCACCCTCGTCGGAGGGTAGCTGGGCATCACGACTAAAGATTGCTGCCTCTGCAGCGCGGCGACGAGTAAGCCCACGAAGGGGCTGTAGCTTGCCGTCTACTCTGGCCTTGTTCCAGCGCATGATCTGCTCTGGGCATTCGTCGTAATTTCCGCTGTTCAGACGCTTTAGCAAAGTTGATGACCTGAACGCCCCGCCGCCTAAGTTGAATACGAAGGATGTCAGCGCATCAAACTGTCCTTGGGTCAGTGGCACGTTAACAGACTTCTTAACTATCTTTGCGTGTTCGTTAAGATCATCTATTAGACGCTGCTCTGCCTCTGCCACGGTACACTTCATACCAGAGCGAATACCCTTAGTTGCGCCATATCCTAGCGTCCACTTTCCAGCGGGGCAGCGATATGCGTGTACTAGGCCATCGTCCTTTAGCTTGTGTAATCCTTCAAACTTCTTAACGAGTTCAATACAGTCTTTTGATACTGAGGTTGGGTGCATTACTTATCCTGTCGTTGCATAAGGCGATGCGAAGCCAGTATTAGGTGTATTGGCTGACATCGCTGGGCTTAGGTTGCCCATTGATACGTTTGCTCCCTGACGCATATTTAGTTGAGATAGTCTATTCAGGCTCTGATTGATGTTTAGAACCTGATCCCCTATACGGTTGCCTCCCGCATCGAAGGCTCTTAGCAGTAGGTTACCGTTATCATCTACTGCGCGTGAAATTGATGTACCATTATCCGAGATGCTGTTCTGGATTAGGTTACCTTGGTCGTCGAATGCCTGACCCAACTCGCGGAACTCGTTACGCATATTAACGTCTAGATCAGTCTGCTCTGCAGCAATCCGAGACAAGTCACGTGCCTGAGTATCCAGCTTCTTATCCTGTGCGCTGAAGCCAGATGCAATTGCACGTAGCTCTGTATTAGTATTTGCTTCAGCACTGTCAAAGCGTTGGTCAATCTGCCCAAGTAGTGAGCGTTCATACTGCTCCGCATTATCCAGCATAGTGCCTACGTTCATCTGTACTGCACTAATCTCGTTGCCGTTAGCATCCAGCTTACGCTCAATGACGTTGCCTTGGTCATCCATAGCACGGCTAATTGTATTACCCTGCTCGTCGATTGCGTTGGCAATGAGGTTACCGTTCTCATCGAAGGAGTTGGCGAGTGTCTGGTATTGCTGCTTAGTCTCAACACCAATTGTGTCTGCAGTAGTCTGAATAAGATCACGAACATTACCGAGGCGAATGGACAAGGCTTGCTGTGCAGTCTGGTCTGCTAGAGAAGCCTCTGCGAAGCCAGTGCCTACGTCACTACCGAGTTGCTGGAACCCAGTATCAATGCCAGTACCCAGAGTACCAATCTGTTGAGCCAAGTTAGTCTGCCCCTGAGCAGCCGCCTGAGCAAAGTTACCCAAGTCCTCACGCAGACGATCAGTCTGGTTAGCCTGTGCCGTTGCGAGGTCTGCGCGAGTTTGTTGCGCCAGTTCCGTATCCTGACCGTAACGATCTACGTAGGTGTCGAAGCTAGACTTAAACTCGTCTTGTCCAGCTTGTAGATTGTCTTGGTTAGCCATCATCTGAGTTGCATAGGTATCTGCAGTAGATGACATAGTGTCTAGGCTCCCCTGCAGGTCACCCTGACCGCCGAGGATATTAGCCTGTGTATTCGTAAGCTGAGTATTGACTGCGTCAGCATTCGCGGCACGTTCACTAGCGGCATCAGCCATGCCAGCGTCTACAGTGTCAAAGCGAGAGCCAGCGGCATCGAAGCCAGCGTCTACAGTGGACTGTACGTTATTTACGTTGTCACCGACTGTGTCCACGGACGATTGTACGTTGCCTACGCTGTCGTCTAGAGTATCGAAGCGACCACCAGCCGCCGCAAAGCCCGTGTCTAGGGAAGACTGTAGGCCACCAGTGTTATTCTCTAGGGCAGTCAGTAGGTTGTTATAATACTGCTCACGGCCTGTAGAAGCGTCAGTGAAGTTGTCTGCCATACTAGTGCCGTAAGAGTTTAAAAGCTCAGTCAGGTTAGTGAAGCCAGTGTCCATCTTCGCACCTGCTCCAGTGAAGCCTGTGTCGATTTTAGACCCTAGTCCAGTGACCCCAGTAGATATATTATCTAGCTTAGTACCCGCGCCAGAGAAGCCCTCTTCGATCTGCGTACCCAGCCCAGTCTGATTGTTCTGAAGCTGTTTATACTGATCATCTCCTAGCCCCGTGTTAGTGACCGTGGTGCTTTTGTTAAAACTCATGTCTTTATCCTTTCACGGCTAGGAATCCTACGTCCCTGTAGCCCATCCTTTCCAGAAATTTTTTGTAGCCAGTTCCGTAGGCTTCAGTAGACGCGCCGATAGAGATTTCTTCTGCGCCATTCTTGCGGCCCCATTTTTCGAAAGCGTGGACCATTTGCTTTAAAATGAGCGGTGCATATCTACGGTGTTCTGGTAGAATACACACCGCCCAGTCTCCCGCATACTTCATGTCACTAAAGTAGTGGTAGTCTACGTAGCCATGAAAATAACCGAGTATTTCATCTGAGCCTTGTCTAAGAGCAACCGCTACAAATACAGGGCTTTTGGGCTGTAGGCTCATGGAGAGAAGCTGTCTTACTTTTTCTTCTTTGTAAGTGAATACGCTGTATCTAGAATTGTCGTGTAGCCATTTGGCTATCTTCAGTACAGCGGGGAGGTCTGTCTCTCTGAGCCGTCGAACATAGACGGTCATACGTACCTAGTTAAATAATTTAGTATGCAATCAGTATAGCACTTAGTTAATTGCTTTTCAAGAAGATTATGCTGCTTCTTCTACTTCTTCTTGTGCTAGACTTTTAGTCAGTAGTTCTACGAAGGCTTGCTTGCCTACGTTCAGTTGATCGAGGTTAAATTGAGTAGTATCAATCTTTCGATTTAAGTCTGCAATGTGATTTACCATGATCTTTTGCTGATCAGTAAAACTCTCTGCGTCATATTCTTTGTCGTTGATGACAATGGTTTGCTTTTTTTCTGCCATTGCTTTTCTCCTTAGTTATACCGCATCCTTAACTGCTTGCGGCGTAGCATCGACTACCGCCTGTGCCGCTGCACGTTCTTCGTTGCACAACGATTTACACCTCTTGCGCTGCATCACGCTCTGAACGTGTTTGGTAGTCATCCCGTGATGTCACCAAAGTTACAAAATCAGCTTTGTTACTTGGGATGGGATCAGTAAAGGTATCATCATTCATAAGTTGTTGCGTCCAGTTTTGCTGCATACGCTTCCAACAGTTGTTGATCTTACCATCAACTGCGCCTTGCACCCATTCTTGGATGTCCAGTAGATCATTTAACAAAACCTTTTCGTCTGTATCATCTACCGTGATTGTGATTGTTACTGCCATTGTTTCACTCCTTTATGTGAGGGTTATTTCGCCCATTATCCCAGCATATAGCCTGACCATCTGGTGTAGTTAGAATCGGCTACAACGGTTGTCTGATTAAGTGTGCCGCCATTTTGATTTATTCTAAGAAACGCCGTGTCGCCTTGATCCATGTCTGCGACGAATGACCAAATAAACTGAAAACTAGTGTCGGCACTAAGTACGTTTCCTGGATAGAAAAGATAATGATAATTCCGATTGCTTGTGGAACAATCAAGAACATAATAATTGGCGGCGGTATCTATGGCAGAAACCAAAAGTTGAACATTCATTTGATATTTACCTGTTACAGGTGCAGTGAATGTATTTGATGCAAAGTTTCCACCAACATCATAAGCCTCATAATTCATGGTGATAGTTGCCCAAGAACCTGAACTTGTGGTTTGTGTGGTTGTTGTGGTGTGCAACAAGAAGGCAGGTTGATATTGTTTTCTAACCTCACCGCTTTGCCAGATACGCATACGCTCCGTACTATCCGTGGAGAAGGTAATAGGAAATGAGCCTTCGCTAAATAGGTAGCGATCATATGCGGCAGAGCCATATCCTAAACTGCCTGAACTGTTTTCTATGCCAACACGAAAGTCCTTACCGTTAAAACTCTCGTACAACGTCTGTGCGCCTGAGTTATTAGAACCGTAAAGTCTAATCGTAGTGCCGATAGGTCTTTCTACGTTAATATCAAAAACAGTAGTAGGTGCCTGACCACCAATGGACACGCTTTCATCTACAACTGTAAGTGGCCCTGCTTTTAGGTTATCGCCATTCTTGTAGGCCATATCGCCTAAGTCAGCATTTGTAGGCACCTGATTGGGGTCTGTTCCGATTAGTTTAGCCATTAGTTATCTCCTGCCCATTTGCGGTAGGGCGTTGCAGGTGCATCCACAGTCGGTAGTTCCGCTTCCTGTGCAGCCGTAAGTTCTTCCCGTAGGTTTGCGTGATAGCCCTCAATCGCTTCCATCTCAGGGTATTCCATGCCCTCACCGTCAGTCAGCATAGTGCCTGTCTCACGGTACATAGTGCCGATGATGTCTAGCATGGGCGTGTCTGCCATCCACTCGTATGCACCGCTAGGGCCGTCCCACTCTGCGTCAGGCTCTAGATCGTCTGGACGACTGTTGAGTGCATCAGTGGGGTCATACTCTTTGTGCGCCAGCGATGCAGCTTCTAGGGCTTCCCAGAGTGCAGCTTCGGAGGTGGCTTTGAGGTAATAGGTTGTCATAGCTTATGCCTCCGTCATTGCTTGCAGTGTGGCGTTGGTTAGACGTTCATTCCAGAATGCCACTTTTGACAAATGCCCATTTAATAACTGCGCACCATTCCCAAAATGAATACTATTTATACCATAAAGGTCTGGTACAGAGGCATCTGTTAAGACAGTTCCACCATTACCTGATGTTGCAAAATCATCTTTACTATAAGCAGTTGCTATTCTTAACTCTTGGTTAGCCGTAATAGTACCAGTTGGATTGGTGTCAGCATATATAGTATTATCTAAATATATAGTTGAACCAGAAGCACCGTTTGCCCGATAGTACTGATAGTGATAATTACCGCCTTGTGGTGTAGTGCTAGAAGCCAACCTTGAACCAATTAATACAGGCGTTGGCCCACCCACAGTATTATCTCTTGCTACAGTTGAAGCAGAATAGACTGTAAAGTCACCACCATAATAACCTATCTCTGAAGAAGACATTGCAGCATAATCAGCCGCCCTAGTCACAGTAGACCCAGAGGTGGGGATGTATGACGTTGGGAAGGAGCCAGCTTCTACTTGCGTTCCCCAGATGAGAATGCCAAAACCATATTGGCTTGCTTCAGATTGCCATGCCGCATCGGTCATATCTTGATCCATGACATGAATTTGGCAGCTATCTGTATTTGTTATATTCGGGTATGTCGCAACACACCTATACCAACCGTTACCTACGTCTTTTATACTATAAGAAGTAACATCATTTAACGGGTAGTCAGGATCGGCAGGTGCTATTCCTGCGCTACCTGTTACGCCCTGTTCCAAGTCAAACACAATCTGGTGCCAATAACCGTTTATCTGCGCTCTAAAAGCACCATACCTAAGTCCCGCCGCTTTCATGTAGCACGACATTGTAACAGGGTTACTGCTAGTAGCACTCAAGATAAATCTAACCCTATGCTCTACTGACCCTGCGCTTTGTGATGGAGACAGCATTAAAGCGTCACCGCCGCCATCAGGGGCAACTCCATAATTAGGATACCTAGTATTAAGTGTTCCACTAGGGTTCCAAGCCGAAGCGTTAAAACCTTCAGAATAGGTAACTTGGTTCGTCCGACTTTCCTCAATCAGCAAGCCCTTGCTTTCACCTGTCACTGGATCGTGGTCAAACCGTGCCTCACCTGATGCCGATGTTTGCAGTGTCGGTTGGTACTTCACTATGGGACTAGAGTTGGTTGGGGTATAGGCTGTGACACTAGACCGTTGTTCTAATTGTGGCCCCCATAATGTAATCTCAGTACCTATCGTTGGGGAGGAAGTGCCCCAAGGGTTGCTATTAGTATTACTATTTTCAATTGAGATGATGTAATAATCATTAGTATCTTGAATATTAGCCAATATGCAACGGTACCACCCATTACCAACACTTTGAATTGATGCCGTGCAATTAGAACTAAACCCTACTGCGCCATTTGTAACATCAAAATAAGCCCACACGTTATTGTTGGGAGCAGCAGACGAAAATGCTACCCAATCTGAATTAGAATACTTAGCATAAAACGATACAGTAGACCCAATAGGGACATCTATCTGTCTGTATACACCACTATTTCCTGCGTTAGAGGAACGAACAGTTATAGCAGTAGAAGTTCCGTCTGGGGCGGTTTCTGTAGTAGAAGTTGTTGTAACCCCTGCGGCAAAACTCCAACCGAAGAAAGATGTAGAATACGGTAGCAAATTCTCTTCAGCCTTAGTCGTCGTCTTACCATCCCAGTAAGTCGCAGTGCTGCCACGGGTAAACGTGATCCGTGGATCAAGGGTCTTGCTGTTGGCAAAGTCTAGCAGAAGGCTAGGACGGACGGTTGGTAGGGCTTCTGTGCTATCATACTGACCTGCCGTTACCGTGCCTGTGATAGTGGCAGTGGTAGCACCTACGTCACCCGTGATGTCCACCCCGTCAGCGGCAGTTGAGAGTTTAATCTGATTACCGTGAAACAGTTCAACTTCACCGCCATCTACAAATCGTGCATAGTTGGAACTAAAATTCGTATTGGCGAAACGAATATCAGTACCTAAAACCCATAACTCGCCGCCAGTACCTTGTTCCCAGATGTAGCTGTTACCAGTGGAGACATCATGGTAAATACGCAGATCGTTATCATCACCTAGACGAATTTGTACGTTATCGCCTAGATCGACGTTACCAGTAAACGTAGGGCTTGCGAGTGGGGCAGCACCAGACACTTCCGCTACTGAAATAGTACCGTCAGCAAACTCGCTACCGTCTGAAATAAAATCGGCTAGTGTCCGTGCTTTTGACATTTAAGTTTCCCCGTAATTATTCTGCAGCCTGTGCCGCAATGTGGGCTGCGTATGCGTCTTTTACTGCTTGCGTATGAACGGCTGCGCAGATGGCTTGCACCTCTGTGCTTTCACCTGTGATGTCTGCATCTGGTGCGACTACATGGC